TATGATGACCTTATCAATCTAGGTTATCAATGGCACCTCGATAAGAGTAAAGTAGACCTACAAGAACTTAAAAAGAAAATGTATCTTGCTATGGTATCTGTAAACATACTTGAAGGATTAAGGTTTTATGTATCGTTTGCTTGTTCTTTTGCATTTGGTGAATTAAAATTACTTGAAGGTTCTGCTAAGATTATTTCTATGATTGCAAGAGATGAAAGTCAACACCTTGCAATGTCACAAACTGTTATCAATAATTGGCATGACCGTAATGATGACAAAGACATGATTAAAATTAGAAAAGAGTGTGAAAAAGAAGTATATAAAATGTATCAAGAATCTGTAGATGAGGAGAAGCGTTGGGCAACATATCTATTTTCACAAGGAAGTATGATTGGATTATCAGAAAAACTGTTACACCAATTTGTAGAATACATGGCGAACCGAAGAATGAAAGCAATCGGTCTAACACCACAGTACGAACAAAAAACAAATCCTCTTCCGTGGGTAGACCATTGGCTGAACAGCAAAGGTATGCAAAACGCACCACAAGAAACAGAGATTGAATCATATGTAATCGGTGGTATTAAACAAGATGTAGAAAAGGACCAATTTAAGAAATTTAAACTGTAATGATAGAAAAACGAAAAAATACCTGTTCTTCCTGTGAAACTAAATATAGTATAAGTTGGGATATTGAAGAGCAAGACTTAGAACCAATAACTTGCCCATTCTGTGGACATGAAGTAGAGCATGAAGAAGATGAAGAAGAACGACACGAAGACGAAGAAGATAATTGGAATTGATTATAGTTTAACAAGTCCTGCCATTTGTGTTATGGATGGTGATAAGTTAAACTTTTACTATCTTACGAGTAAGAAAAAGTATGATGGTAAAATGTCAGATAATATTGAAGGCCAATTACATGATGAGTGGGATAACCCAATGCATAGATTTGGTCTTATATCTGATTGGGTGTTTTATGTGTTATATGATTTAAATGAGGGAGATTATGAGATTTTTATTGAAGGATATTCTTATGGGTCAAAAGGTCAAGGCCTATTTCAAATTGCCGAAAATTGTGGCATTCTCAAATACAGACTTGAACAAGATGTTTTATCTTACAAAACAGTTGTGCCTAGTGTTGTCAAAAAAGGTGCAACAGGAAAAGGTAATGCTGATAAAGATATGATGTATGAGGCATTTTTAAAAGAAACAAAAATTGACTTGAAAAAAATATTTGATACTGAGAAAGTAGGCAATCCTGTGTCAGATATTGTTGATAGTTATTATATAGCAAAGGTTGGTTATGAAAATAGCATTGGTAACAAGTCTTAACGAAAAGTTATATCATTATTATGGTCATATGTTTTACTCCAGTTTTAACTGGCCGTTTGATACATATGTTTATCACGAAGGTTGGATGCCATCTAATCCACCTAAAAAATTCATACACCGTAATATTCACGAAACAAATCCAGAATTACAAAAGTTTTTAGATAGAAATAGTCCTAATAATGTATGGTCAACAGACCAAAAAGACCCTAGTAAAATTATTCCAGGTACAGACTTTAAAAGGGACGCTTGTAGATTTGCATATAAGGTTTATGCAAAGACTCATTTGATGTTAGATTGTGATTATGATTATGTTTTTTGGGTTGACGCAGACGCAGTATTTTTAAAACCTATAACTGAACAATATATATTAGATAAAGTATTGCCAGAGAACAATACAATATCTTATCTAAATAGGACTAATCAATATTCAGAATGTGGATTTGTTGGTTATAATTTAAAAAATGATGATACAATAGAATTTATTAAACAATTAAGAAGATATTATAATGAAGATGAGTTGTTTAATTTAGAAGAGTGGCATGATAGTTATGTATGGGACCAAGTGAGATTAAAATATCTTAAAGATAAACCTCAACACAAATTATGTCCAGACGGTTATGTAGGCCATGTATGGTCAATGCATAGTGTAATTAAAGACTATATAGGTCATATGAAAGGTAAAATTATGAAAGATGAAAAGAGGTGGCAATGAAAGCTGGTAAAATTTGGGGACAAACTGAACTCATACATGCAAATGGTGTCTTAGAGTTTCATAGAATTGAATATAAAAAAGATGTTGCGTGTAGTAAACACAAACATGAATTTAAATGGAATGGTTTTTTTGTAGAGTCAGGTCAAATGGTAGTCAAAGTATGGCAAAAAGATTATGACTTAGTAGATGAAACTGTTTTAAATCCAGGTGACTTTATGCAGGTAAAACCTGGTGTATATCATCAATTTGTAGGCAAAAAAGATGGTGTAGCGTTTGAGTTATATTGGGCAGAGTTTGACCATAATGATATTAAACGAGAAAGTGTCGGGCAAAGAGTAAATGATTAATGTTTTTATAGGTTATGATAGTAAAGAAAAGGTAGCCTATAATGTGTTATCTCATAGTATTATTCAAAATAGTACAAAGCCTGTATCAATAACACCAATAGCATTGAACAATCTAAAAGATGACTTTGTAAGAGAAAGAAACAATATCTCTAGTACAGAGTTTTCTTTTAGTAGATTTATGATACCTCACCTTATGAATTATCAAGGTTGGGCATTGTTTATGGATTGTGATATGTTAATGTTTGAAGACATTGCTGAATTATGGCGATTAAGAGATGATAGATTTGCAGTACAAGTTTGTAAACATGATTATACACCTAAAGATGAAAAAAAGTTTTTAGGTCAAGTACAAACAAAATACGAAAAGAAAAACTGGTCTAGTTTTATGTTATTAAATTGTAAGAAGTGTACAACACTTACACCAGATTATGTAAACAAGGCAAGTGGTTTAGAATTACACCAATATAAATGGCTAGAAAGTGAAGACTTAATAGGTGATATTCCGTTAGAATGGAACTGGTTAGTTGGTGAGTATGAACATAAAGAAGATGTAAAGAATATTCACTTTACAGAGGGTGGACCATGGTTTAATGATTATAAAAATTGCGATTATTCAAAAGATTGGTTTACTAATTTTAAAGAATCTAATGAACCTTTTACGAGTTAGTTATGAAAGTTGGCGTTTATTTAAATACAACAACAGGTGGTGCTGATTACCATAAGCAAATATGGGTTCAGGCATTTGCAGAGGGTATCAATAGTGTAACTCCTGGTTTGGCTGAAGTATTAGAAAGACACTCAGTATCTTTTGATTACGATTATTCTTTTTGTTTCAGTTATCAAGGTGAAGTTTTTAGACCTACAAATAAGATGTCAATATTAAGAAGAGCCTTACAACAAAAACATCTTGAAGATGGTAAGATATTTTTTATGGATTCAGATGTATTGATATCTTATCAAGGCACACATGCTTCTGGTATTCAAACTAAAAAACAAGAAACTGAACAAGGTTTTAGGTATGTTAGAGTACCCTATACACATGTACATCATCCAAAAGCAAAACATTTTTATAAAGATAATTGGGAACAAAGGTGGGAGTCCATAAAAACAAATAAAGGCATTACAATAAAAGATTATGAAAATACAAATGGACCTATTTTACTAGTTTGCAATAGAGGTAAAGAAGGATATGGTGGCGGTGGTAAACCAGCACATGTATGGGCTAAAGAAACAATTGAAGAATTAAAAAATCACACTAAAAGAGATTTTATCGTAAGATTTCATAGTGCAAATTCAAACGATAAATCTGGTGATGTAAGAGAATTTTTAAACTATTCATTTGATAATGTAGAGGTACAAAATCCAGATAGAAGTTATCCTAATTTACTAGAAACAATTAAAAGAAGTTATGCTGTGGTAACTTTTGCCTCATCAGCAGCTGCACCAGCAATCATAGAAGGCAGACATTTATTTGTAACATCACCTACATGTTTCTTTTATGAAGATAGGTCTGGTGAGTTAAGTGATATTGAAAATCCTAAACAAATTGATAGAAATAACTTCTTTAAAAGATATTCACATAGTCATTGGAATATACTTGATTTAAGA